GTTGCTCCAAAATTGAAGTGATGTTTGAGAATAACTCCATAAGTCACTGGTGTTCATGTGATTATCATTGGGCTGTTGCTTTAAAACAAAAGTTGCCCATATATTATAGAATAGATATAGAGGATATAGACGAATGAGTAAGCTAGAACAACTATTTAGAGACATTAAGTTAGCTAATGCTAACCATAAAGAAAAGAAAAACAAGTAAGGAGAAACAAAATGAAGTTTACTAACACAGACCTAACTGGCTCTACCATTACTTTAGAGTTTAATGCTGACAACTCGGATATACACGAGGTGTTGCAACACTTTACATACTTCTTGAGAGGGTGTAGTTACACCATAAACTCAGGCCAATACCTATCGGTTGAACAAGATGACTGAGTATGCACCAGACAACTGGGTCGTTATCAAAATTAAAGGTGATGATCCTCACTACCGTGTTCTAGGCGGATGGAGTGGGGGTTACTTAGATGGTGATAGTTGGCGTATGAACAGTGGTATCACTCGTGTTGACGATGCTGACGAAGACTGGGTCTTCTATGGTAGCTCTGGCTCTGTATATCGTTGTAATAAAGATTCTTACACGTTAAGAATGAATAATGCTCATATTTGGGAACAGCTTCAAGAAATTCACGGTGACGAAGTTGAGATGATGTCAGAAGATACTGACTGGTTGAACATGGATTGGATCATCAAATGACTAAACGTATCCCCATGAAGGGTGGTGACGAATATGACGGACTTACTAAAGCACGTAAGTTTTACATGTGGAAGGCTGGTCAACTGAAGAAGATCAAACGTGCTTACAATAAGAGATTCCGTAAAAATAACAAGGATATACAAAATGACTAAGCTATACGATCTAGAGCCGCACATCATGGACTGTTGGTCAGTCTGTAATGATCTTGAAACAGTTTTCAAACAAGTAAGTGATGGTGACCTTGAACCCACACCAGACCAGATGATGAATACACTGCTAGGTATGCAACAGCTATATCAGTGGAAGTTCGAACAATTGTTCTTCAAGTATGAACAAGTAATGCAAAAAGGTAACTGTAATGACTTATAATGAAAACTTAGCCTTTGCTGACAGACCCGTCAAAGTAAAGGATATCGAAGAACATAATGACGGTAGTGCTACGTTACAGGTTGAGTGTGACCCTGAAACCTTCGCAGCTATCTTCAACGTAGGGTTTGTAACCTTAGTTAAGCGAGGATTGAACAATGAGTAAAAGTTACGTAGTAATGTTTGAAGTAGAAGATGGTGGCTTGTTGTACGCCAGTGCAGAAGATCCCTTCACGTATGACTCTAAGCCCATTGTCTTCGATGATAAAAACCTTGCAGAAAAGTGTGCTGAAGGCTATCCTACGGGTATAGTCATAGAGCAAAATGACATACGCCCTTTCAATAGATCCGAGAGGCTCCGTGCTAAAGTAAGAGAGCTTCTCAATAAACCGGAGTGGTAACATGAGTAACTTTAAAAACGTTGATAAAGACCCTATTCGCATGGTAGAGTATAAAGAAAGACAGCGAGAAAAAGCAGTGCTTGAAGAATACTATCGACTTAAAGCAGACTATCCTGACGGTGATCATGGAGACTTGCTAAACCTGGCTACCCTTAAAATAAAACTTAAACAAGGAGGAGTACTTGAAACCTGAAGACATTATATCAGTAGCCTTAGACTACATGATCGGCGAGACTACCTATTACCGTGAAGAGCTACAAGGTGAACTACCAGAAAAAGAAATGGAGTGGGCTAATGACTTAATCTTATCGCGTATGGAAGAGTTAGACTTGACACCAACAGAGTCTGAACTCTATACACTAATGAAACTCAGAATGAAAGTGTGATACAATGGAAGCTCAGTTAAAAGTAAGTAGAGCCTTAATAAAACTTGTAAGCAAGTATGCCTTCTACGGCTCTTGTGCGTTAAGGCTTAACATACGAGAAGATCCTAACACAAATACAATGGCCACAGATGGTAAGTCTATCTTCTGGGGTCGTGAGGCTGTAGACAAGTGGTCTGAAGAAGAAGTAATGGGAGTGTTAGCTCACGAAGTAATGCACGTAATCCTGTTACACCACGTCCGTATACAAGAAAGGTCTCACAAGAAGTGGAACATTGCTACGGACTTCTCGATCAACGAGACTCTAACTCAAGATGGTTTTAAGTTACCTGAAGGAGCTTTGTTAGACAGAGAACATCGTAATAAAAACGCAGAGAAAGTATACGAGGATATCAAAGATCAGTACTATGAAGACCCTGAGTGGGGTTACGTCATGGAAATGACTGATGAAGAAGGTAATCCTATTACTGGCGATGCTAAAGACAAAGCTATCGATGATGTTAATGAGATGATTGCGGCAGGAGCTGATGCTGCTAAGAAAGCAAGTCAGACCCTTCATGGTAGCATCGAAGACCTTGTTAAAAACGTTGGTACACCTAAAGTTAACTGGAGTGCCTTCCTACGTACACATCTTATGACTAAGAAACCTGAGGACTACTCTTGGGCTAAGCCTAACCGTAAGATGTTATCCGCGTTAGACCTGTACCTACCTTCAATGATCTCTCACACCTTAGGTCCAATCGCTATTGTGATTGACACCTCTGCTTCTGTAAGTAAAGAAGAAAGAGAAGTATTCCTTGCAGAGTTACAGTCTATCAACGAGAGTATGCAACCCGAAGCTATCAACGTTATCTGTGTTGATACTGATGTTGCTATCTGTCATAGCTTTACACCCTATGATGACATAACAGAACTAGAACTGAAAGGAGGTGGTGGTACTGATATGACTCCTGGTTTCAACTACGTTACAGAGTGTTTACCTGAAACAGAAACCTTACTATGTTTTTCTGACTGCGAATTCTGGTCGTGGCCAGAAGAACCTATGCTACCTGTAGTGTGGCTCTCTACTCAAGCTAAAGACAACCCTTACGGTACACTAGTACACGTAGAACTTTAAAAGAAAGAGAATACTATGTTTAAAGACTATTCAACTATCGCACAAGCTAGCGCAAATGAAGCAACAATAGGATACCAAGCTTTCGCTCATGGTAAGCTAGTTTCTTTCTTAAAATCTCTCAGTGCTCTGATTATAACTGATGACTTAGTCCCTGTTTATGGGGAGATCTCTCGTGATGTAAGAAAAGTTTTCGAGAAAAACTGTAAGAAAAGCACAGTGCAATACGAGCTCTCTGAGTTAAGTGATACTCCTAGGCCTGAAGGAACCCCTACCTTTCACCGAACACACTCTTACTACTATTACAGTGCTCTACCCTTTTATTCTTGTAACGACCTACCAAGGAACGTAGGTACTAAAGCTGTAAGACTAATAACTGACACTATGCTATCTATAGCGAAGAAAGAGGTTTACATAGAATATAAGTCTTCTGAAACAGAGGAGATTAAAGAGATTGCAGAACTAAGTGACGTAGTAGCGGTAATGACTCGTAAGCTAGACACTGATTACTATGGTTGTGAGCTATACAAGCTATCTTACAAGAGTAACGTAGAAAGAGAAGGAAGTAAAGGGTTTATACATCAAGTTATGCGTACTACAAGCGACGGGATTAACACAATACCAGAGATAGTAGTAGATAAACACTGGATAGACACTGTATACAATAAAAACCTAGCTATCCTGGAATACGAAGGTAACCACGCCTTTGTAATCAGCGCTTGTCCTAACACTGTAGACTCTGATAAGATTATTTATAACGCTAGGATAGTTCAGATACAAGGCACAAGAGAAGAACGCCTTCTTGCAGGTCAAGACTACGGGTATGGTCGTACTGGAGATAACACTAGTGTAAGGAAGCTATTCAAGGTTAAAGACGTAGCAATCTCTGTGTCCAGTGAAGGTAAACACTGGGCTGTGGGATCAAGTGAAACAAGAGCTGTAAGTACCATGCGGCGCAGACAGAAAGCAGAGATGATCAAGTCACTAAATCTATAGTCCATTATTAAAAGGGACCGATATTTTCCCTTCAACTTAAGGAAACAACATGACACGTAATGAAGTACTCGGTAAACTCGCTCACGCTAAAACAACAGAGGAGAGAGAACAACTAACAGAATACTTAATTAACCTTGATCGTGACCGTGAGTCACAGTTTCATGGTGAGTTCGAAGAAATGAATGCAGCTAACCAAGATGCTGTAATCAACCCTGCTCACTACAAAGTAGTACCTGCGGGTAACTATCCTGATGGTCTAGAGTATATGGATTTAATGCAGTATATTCTGAAGCACCATGACGGAGTAACTGCTCACTTACTGGGTCAAGTGTTTAAGTACAGCACTCGACTCGGCAAGAAGGATAACAGGCTACAGGATGCCAAGAAGATTCAGTGGTATGCTAACTACCTTGTTAAAGTGCTAGAGAATGAAACATAAAACTCTATCACTGCTTAACTACAGGGACTTCCCAGTAAGCTGGGAGGTTCTTGACGACGATACAACTCTACTCTATACTGAGTTGTTTAACTTAACAGTCAATCATGTGATTGATGACACTAATATATCTGAGATAGTAGCACAACTGATGGTTGAACTATACTCAGATGTAATTACAATCCATTAACATAAGGAATAAAATAATGGCTAATCAAGTAATCGTAGTACGTGACGTAACATTCAACTGGCCTAAGTTGGTTGACAAGCACTCCCCTTTCGGTACACTACAGTGGGACATCCAAGTAGTAACTAAGAGCGAGTCAACTAAGGCTCAACTAGAGTCTGTTGGAGTCAAGATGAAGTCAGGTAACGATGGTTTCTACGCTAACATTAAGCGTAAAGCGATCAAGGCTAACGGAGAGGCTAACGAGCCACCTAAAGTTGTTGATACTGATAAAGAAGAAATGGCCCCAAGTAA